ATGAGACCTGAGCTTCAGAGCATCTTCGGGAAGGCCGTGGTGGCATGGTTCAACATCATGACGCACAAGAGCGGCCCATACCATCAGAAAATCAGAATCGAGGCCCTCAAGGGCGAAGCGGCTCGGATCGCTCCCGACCAGCAGGCCATATCGGCTGCCACAAGCATGGATCTTGCGCACTGCTAAGATCGCGGATCGCTCCAGCGCCAGCCCGGTTGCTTTGAGGGCACCACAGCCAGAGCGAAAATGATGATGACGGCGCAACGTGCAGCGCCGTCACCTGGACGATCCGACCGGCACCCCCATCGCCTGCGCCGTGATCAGCGCGGCCGCCGCGAATATGGCGCCGACCGCAAGGCCGGCGACCAGAGACGCGGCCAGCGCGGCCTCATAGGGCGAGCGCACTACTTCACCCCCCATCTCGCGAAGATCGCACCCGACAGGCCGGCGGCGGCGACAGCAGCGGCGATCACCGCCTCGACGTTGATGGTCAGCATGTGCGTGGCGGCGTCATAGCTGACGCCCCAGCCGCCCAGCAGGCCGGCCAGCATGGTGAGCAGCGGCGACAGGACATAGATCGCCATGCGGACGAAAACGGAATTCATGGATCAGGTCTCCTTGAGAAGGGCGGGCCAGGTCTTGGGCCCGATGATGCCGTCCTGCTTGAGGCCGGCGGATTTCTGGAAAGCGATGGTAGCGGTGCGGGTGTTGGCGCCGAAGATCCCGTCCACCCCGCGAGGATCGAAGCCGAGCGTGGTCAGGCGCTGCTGGGCGTGGCGCACAGCATCGCCGCGGCTGCCCAGGCCGATCTTCGGACAGGCCGGCGCGAGCGTGTCGGAAATGGCCTGCCAGCGCTTGAAGGCCGCCGCGAGCTTGGTGTGATAGCCGTGGGTGGCATAGCCCGGGCCGTTGTAGCCGCGGGCGAAGGCCGACCAGTCATGCCGGCGCAGTTCGTCATCCAGCCCCTCGGAGATGATGAAGCTGATCATCGCCTCCAGCTGCGCGGCCTCGCTGTGGCAGAACGCCTCGACCATGTCGCCGGGCGTGGCAAAGCCTGCGGCCTTGTGATTGCTGCCGAGGATCTGCCCCAGCCCCCAACTGGCCGAGCGCAGCGCGGCATTCGCGTCGATCTTGATGGCCAGCGCCAGGCGCGGGTAGCTGTCCTTGGGATAGGGCTTCGTGCCCCATTTCTGATAGGCCAGGCCCGAGGCCTCAGCCGCGGTGCGCTTCTGCCCCGGCCCCAGCTCGCGCCAGAACACATGCGGCTCGAAGAGCATCTTCGGCCGGCCCTGGCCGTCGAAGCCGCCGCCGGAGGTCTCGACCTCGATCACGGCGCGGATTTCATCCTCGCCAGCGCCGATCAGCCGCGCCGTGCGCGCCACGTCGATATCGGTGAGCCGCGTGGCGCGGCCCTTGAACCCTGCTGGGATCATGCGTTTCTCCATGAAAAAGCCCCGCACGAGGCGGGGCGACGTGGGCGGGATGTTCCGCGTTCATTCGCGGAATGGTCCCGGTTCTGAACTGACCGGTTCGGGAACGATCCGGGTCTGTTCCCGGATGTTCTCGCTGGCAGCTTTCCGCCAGCGCATGTTTTTGTGATGCAACTGCCGCTGGGGCCAAAGCTATATTGCTCTGTGAATTCTACGGAGCACGAACGATGAAACTGGCACCGATGCTGCTGACCGCCTTGACCGTTGCCACCTTTGGTTCGGCCCCGGCCGTCGCCGATCCTGGACGGGGGCATGGCAAAGGCGGGCCCGCGCGTCATCACGACGACCGCGGCCACAGGGACAGCCACCGCGCGCCGGTCCGCTATGTGACCGATTGCCCGCCCGGCCTCGCCAAGAAGAACCCGCCCTGCATTCCGCCCGGTCAGGTCGGCAAACGTTACGGCACCCGCGTCGGCGATACGCTACGCATCGGCGATTACCTGTTGATCCGCGATCTGGACCGGTACGGCCTGGAGCAGCGCCGAGGGTGGAACTACTACCGGGACGATGGCCGGATTTACCGCGTCGACAGCGGCACCCGGAAGATCCTCGCGGTGCTGAACCTGATCGACGCCTTCGCGAACTGAGAGAGGCCGGGCTTCAGGCAGTCTGGCGCCCGCCCGCGCCCCGCCGCAAAACGCCGCCATGAAAGCAACGCATGACGACACCACCTTCACCCTGACCGGCGAGATCTGGTCGGCAACCTATCCCCTGGACGAGCTGCCGAAATGGCTGCGCTGGTATCGCAGCCGCAAGGCGCGGTTCCCCAAGGCCGGGAACAGCTACGACGCGACCATTGCCGCGCTGGAGGGGTTGGCGGCAGAGCTGGGTGTTACGGTGCCCTCCGATTGACCCACCAGGACTCAATCCGGCGATCAGTCTGGAAGCGGCTCCGGTTCGGGCAACGGATCTCCGACCAGCGAGGAGCTGTATTCGACCGCCCCGCCCATGCCGGCGCACTCATGGGCAAGAAGCGTGTCCCAAGCCATCTGATCGACGGCCTCGTCGCCAGCCCGCACGAACGGGCAACGCTCCTGGGTCAGGAAGCTGTAGACCAGATAGGACAAGCCGCGCGGATAGGGGCTGTCCGGCCGCGCCAGGTGCAGCCCGTCCGAATAGATCGCGTCGCCGTATTCGGCACGCATCGCCGCCACGAACGGGAACGCGGGGATGATCCACACCTGCTGCCCAGTGTGCAGCTCCAGCCACTGCCGCAGGCCCTGTGAAAAGCCCGTGGCATTGGCATGGAGATCATCGCGACCCTGCGGCGGCCAGATGTCCTGAATGATCATCTCGGCGCCGCGCGCCGCGGCGTCCAGCGCGTCCCAGTAAGCCTGCTGGAGAGTGTTCCTACCTTCTGTGCTGTCGAAGGCCGGAAAGCCGGGGCCGGTCGGATCGGTGAATTCGGAAACGATCACCGCGTCATAGGCCGAGTTGCGCAGATGGCCGTTCAGCGCCCGGACATCCTGCAGCGAGCCATAGCTGACGTAGTCGGACAGCGCCGTGCCGGGCCAGGCGATATCCAGCACACCGCCAAAGGGCCATGCTTCCTCCCCCGCAGGCGCACCATAGGCGGTCTGCACAAAGCTGTGCCCGGCGAACAGGATGGTGGCGCTGGGGCTGGTGGCGCGTCGAGGATGTCGTGGGCCACCCGCCGACGCGGCAACGCCTTGCGAGAACCCTATGCCGATGCCCAACCCGATCAGCATCAAACCCAACCCGTGATGTCGGCAGCCGTTGTGCCGGTGGCCAGAATGCGATCCGCGCCAAGCGCATAGGTTCCAGGCGGCAGCGTGGCGGTCACATAGCTCGCTCCATCAGTGCCGCGCCAAGCCAATGTGCCGGCCGTGCCGATGGTCACGGCGCGGATGGCCTCGGGGAGATCCGCGTCATCACTGGGGGTCACGACATAGGAGCCGAGCGCTGGCGCATTGCCACCGTGCAAGAAGGTGCTGAACCTGTTTGCCATTTTTTACCTCATGAGGATGTGCCGGTCGACGGCAGAAAGGGAAACGGGACAAAAGTCCTGGGGCTTGGAAGGCCGCGATTGCCGTGCTGGAGAGACGGGCAGCCGAGTGGGGGATTGCGATTTCGGAATAGCGGGATAGGGTCTGCACGCTTCGTATTGGGATGACACGAAGCAAGCCCCGGCTGCAATGCAGCTGGCAGCCGGGGCTTTCTCACAACATCCGCAGCACCAACCAGGCGACAATCAGGGCCACGGCGAAAGCCCATGCCCGCGCTTCCTCGCGCAGCCAGGTCTTGAACCAATCAGGCATCCGGGCGCCCTCCAAGCTTGCGGGCATGCGCCTCGATCACGCCCAACACCAGCTTGGCCAGCGACATGCCGGCCAGTCCCGAGGCAAACCCGGCGGCGCCGGCGGCATCACCCCGGATTTCTCCGATCCACCGCTCCAGCAGCGCAAGCATAACGGGGCTGAAATAGAGCGACATCAGGCTGCCTGCCGCGGCCATCACGGCACCGTCGCGCAGCCGGCACTTTCCCACGGTCATCCACCAGCGGACCAGGCCGCCAGCGGCGCCGGCAAGCGCCGCCCTGCCCGCCTCGCCCGTGATCCAGGCTCCGACCATGGCGGCATAGAATAGCGCCTGCTGAAGCAGGCCGGGTTCAGGCGGGGTATCCATCGTCTCTCCGCTTGCCAAAGAAGAAGCCCCGCCTGGGCGGGGCTGTTGAGATGCCGGGGGAATGCCTTCGGTTTTCAGGTAATGCCGAACAGCGATTCCAGCCGCTGGCAATCTTCGGTCAACTCATCCGCCCCCATCGCCCGGTCGAAGAACCGGGCTTCACGCAGCTGGAAATCGCCCGCGCCTCCGGCGGAAAGGCCGCGACCGAGAATGTCGCAGCCGAAGATGGGATGCCGGATTTCGGTAACCTCCGGGTAAGCGGCGGCGCGGGTGTGCAGCGCATCCCCGGTCTTGTAGGTATAGCTGGGGCCGGTCGAGCTGATCGACGCGCCGATGACTTTCCAGTCGTTCGGGTTGCTGGTCGGGACATAAACGCCGGTCGCCCCCGACGCAAAAACCGCGACACGTGGGTTCGTTACCCCGTCAGCATCGGCAACGGGTCGAATTGCGGGCGATCCGCCTGGCGTATCACCCGGTTCCAAAATCCTAAGGTTGGATGAGGTCGGGCCATAGGCGCGGATGCGGACGGTGAGGATGATCGTGCATTCGCCCGTGTTGATGTTGACGCGGCCTTCCGTTGTCAGCGAACGGTCCCCGCTGAAATCCAAGACGCCCAAGTTATCCGGCCCGCCGTTCCAAACGAATTCGGGGCGCATGCTGTCGTTGATCACCTGGTTGAAGTTCCGGGCCGCGTAGGGCGCCCGGCCTCGGGCCATGACAGCCGGGCGAACCCCAGGCGACGCGCCAGTCAACCGGCCAGGATCGAGGATGATCAGCGCATCCTTGTCGTAGATGTTGGGCCGCGTCAGCGGGATCGGGCCAGTGATCGCCTTCTGGCCGAAAAATGCGACGGTATCGGGCATCGGCTTAGCTCTCCGTGCGATAAAGGTTGTTGTTGATCAGATGGCGGCGGAATTCCTGCGCCGCGAGATAGCGCCCGAGCGCGTTGAAGTGGCCCGCGTCGCGCGACAGCGACGGGCAGCGATTGCCGGCCGCCTGTTGCGCCAGATCCTCCGTGGTCGGGCCAGCGTAGCCGGGGGCAAGGCCGTTTAGAATGTCGGACGGGATTGCCGCGGCATCGGTCCACACCCTCGAACTGAGGAAATAGGCGTTCATGTCCCAGACCAGCGGGCCCCATTTGGCGATCATGGCGGCATTGCCGCTGGCGAACTTTGCTCGGTTCGGGTTTTCAGGGGCCCAATCCATATCGCACATGTCCGTCCAGATCGAAAAGCGGATGTCCCGCGCGTCGAGATAGTTCACGATCGCTTCGCGCCGCTCAAAGATCTGCTCCCAGGTCGATCCGCCCGGTGCATCGTTCCAGCCGGTATGGATGACAAAGAAGCGGTCCCGCAGGGTGGGTCCGAGCGTTGGGAAGAACGAAACCTCCCAGCCTATGGAAATTTCCGCCCCGGCGTTTGCACGGGTAAAGATCAGAGAACTGTCGGCCGCAGACCAAGACAGTGTTCCGGGGATCTGACCGCCAGTCTGCGCGTCATCGGTCCAGCGGTTCAGCCGGCCCTCATAGGCTTTCAACTGGTTGTTGCCGGTCATGTTGACGGCAGTAACCAGCACGGACCCGGACGCGGGAATGACGCCCCCGTTGATGGTCAGGCGCGCCGGGATAGCACCGAGGCGCGCCGCCGTGTGCATCGAGCGCTCTCCGCTTTTGCAGTCGTTCGTCACGTCAACGACCTCGACCCCACCGTAAGCTGGCACAAGACCGTCGAACGCACCGGCGATTTCCGTCCGCATTTCCCAGGGCGTGGAGGATCCGATGACGGCGATTTTCGTCAGATCGGACCTGGCCCGTGCGAAGGTCGTTTCGGCGGCTTTGTCATAGAACGGCGAGTCGATCTCTTGAGAGGCCGAGCCCGGATCGGAAATGCGATCGCTGAGATTGTCCCAGATCTCGTCATAGACCCAAGCCGGCCAGCCGCCATCGCTCTCCTGTGCCCAGCCCGGCATCACATAGTTACCGTCCCGGTCGTGCTGGCTAAAGATCAACCCCGACCCTTGGACTTCCCGGATTACCCCGCTGGGCGGCAGATCAGGCATGCGGCTGCTGGTATCGGCCCAGATCTCGTCATAGATCCAGGCGGGCCAGCCGCCGTCGCTCTCCTGGGCCCAGCCCGGCATGATGAAGTTGCCGTTCGCATCATGCTGGCTGAAAATGTATTCGCCGCTGACTTCCCGGATCACGCCGCTGGGCGGTAGTTCGGGAAGCATGGGTTCGACCTTGGTCCAGATCTCGTCGTAGATCCAGGACGGCCAGCCGCCGTCGCTCTCCTGCGCCCAGCCCGGCATCACGTAGTTGCCGTTGCGATCCACCGAGGCCAGAATATATCCGCTCACGTCGGCCACAGGGCGGATCATGGACGATCGAGCCGAAACCTCATTGTCCAGCAATTCTCGGCGCGGCAATCTCAACGCCACGCCCCAACTAGGTTGCGTCTCGAACAGAGGATCGTCGGCAGCGTTACTGAAACTGCGCACCGCAAGATACTCGCCCTCGATCGTCGTGATGAGACTGAGCGAACCGGGCAGGTTGGCCTGGCCGAAGTTCACGGCGGCAGTGCGCGAAGTGAAGGCTTTCCCGCTGCTTGCGAGAGAAGTTGCCAGGCCGCTGATGTCGGGAATGCGCACGGACTCCGACAGGCGGATTTCCTTCCTGTCGGGCGAATTCCAGTAGATATAGCCGAGCAATCGTTGGCCGCCCGGCAGATCGCCAGCGGCCAACGTGCTCCCATTGCGCGCCTTGATGACGAACTCCATGCCGCCGATGCTGATGATCGGATCGGGCCCGGTGTTCGCAAACGGGCAGCGGAACCGCAGCATCTGGCCTGCCGAGAGCGAGATGTGCGTCTGCGCTGCAGGGATGCTCGCCATGATCAACTGGCCGGTGGACGCTTCCGTGTCGGTTTGGAGCGCGAGGACATCGCCCTGATTGTCGGCGTTGCGGCGAGCGATCATTTCAGCGGAAAGGTCAGCGGCCGAAACGCCCGTGGTAGGAACTGTGCCGCCGACGAACAGCAGCAGCCTGGACTTGTCGAGGATGCTCACGGCGTCACCTCCCTGACGATATGAATGGTGCCGGATTGCGTTCTGCTGATGCGGACGCCGCTGGTTACTTTCACGTCAACCCAATGCGCTCCGAGCGGCAGCTGCGCGCTGAGGCCGGCGGACATCGAGATTTCCAGCATGCCCTTGACCGCATCGCTGACATGGACGGTGAGCGGCCGCGTGATGCCATCCGGGCCGCGCATGGCGGCCGAGACCGTCATGCCGGTCAGGTCCACCGGCCGGCCGAATTCATCGATCCACTGGCCGCCGATGTTGATCGTGTCGCCCCGTTTCCAGGTCGCCTCCGATCTGGCATCCCGCGGGATCTCGACCGCGACCAGGTCCATCAGCGTGAACGGTCCCGCCGCGCCGGTCGGAACCACATCGGGCAGCATGGTGGTCACCAGCCGGTTTTCGGCCTCCGACCAATGCTCGACCGTCACGGTGTAGGGCACGCCGCCGGCGCGCCCGACCAGCTCGACATCGATCATGCCGGCGCCGCTGATCGGCGCCACCACCGGGCCGCCGGAAATCGTGGTCGCGCCGACGATCCCGCCGTTCTTCGGCCGAAAGATCACCCGGCCATGCGCCGGGATCGTCCCGTCCGGCAACCGGACGGGGCCAGCGATCTGTGTCGCCATGTCTGCCCTCTTCAGATGATGGTGATCGTGACCGGGCCGCTGCGCGAGCCGGCAATGCCCGAGCCGTTCAGCGGCTCGATCCAGTAGCTGTGATCGCCGACGCCTGGCGCCGGATCGCTCCATTCGTCGGCCAGGTTCGGCGCGCCGTATTCGGTGCCGACATGCACCGCGTCGTCAAACGACGTGCTGTTCGTCGCGCGCCAGATCCGCGCGGCGGCATAGACCGGGTCGTTCGGCGGGATGAAGGCCAGGCCAACGGATGAGCCCGCCGCCGCCCCGGTGAAATGCTGCATCGCCGCCGGCGGCACGCTGTTGGCCACGGCGCGCAGGACCAGCGGCGCCTCGGGCACCCATGCGCTGACCCGGTTGCCGCCCGTGCGGTTGCGGATCTGCGCCTCGTAATCCTGCCCGTCGACCAGGGCGGACAGCACCTGCGTCGATTGCCCGGCGCCGACATCGATCATCTGCCAGTCGGCGATGCCGGCGCCGGGCGAGCGGAACCGCAGCTGCTGACGCAGATCCTCGGGCTGGGCCGGCCAGACATATTCGATCATGGCCACGCCGCCCGTTCCCTCGATCACCGAGCCGGAGAGCGAGCCCGGCGCCGTCACGATCCGATCCTCGGAAATCGTCGCCCGCAGCGTCCTGGGCGGCTCCAGCGCCAACGCGTCGGGATCGAAATCCCCCGGATCGACCGAGGCGGCTTCGATGGAAAAGGTGTGCGATCCGGCGTTGCGGCTCAGCATCGCCACCTCGACCACGCAGTCAATCCCGGCTTCGGCATGCCGGATGCGCAAGAACCGCTCGCCGATGCAGTCGTAGCCGATCACCTTCAGTGTGCCGCTGAGCTGCCATTCCGGCTGCGCCGCCTTCGCCCAACGCCAGATGATGCGCCAGGCCTGGTTGTGGCTGTCGACGCCGTTGCATTCCTCTTCCGACCGATCCCCGAGCGGGTTCAGGATGATCGCGCCGCTGACCTCGCCGCTCCAGTCGCGGGCGGGCTCGACATAGCGCAGCGCATAGCTGCCGACCTCGTCCGGGCCCGTGGCCTTGTGCCGGATCGAGAGCGACAGGAAATCCTCGTCGGTCAGGGTCAACGTGGGGGCGGAATAGGCCCCGACCTTGAAGCCGAGCTTCCCGTCCGGCCGCTCGTAGAACCAGGCATCGCAGCACATCATCAGATGCGCCCGCACCTGCTCCCAGGTCATGTCGCTGCGCAGCACCGTATTGATGGTCCAGCGCCGCTGGGTGCCGCCGTCCCGGTTTGTCACCAGCTGGTCGGATATATCCGCCTCGGCCGCCACCTCGTCCCAGTCCACCTCCTTGCCGAACCAGGTCGCGACATCGGCGATGACCAGCGCCGCATTGTTCGACCAGCTGCGGCTGTCCGTGCGCGGATCATAGACCGTGTCGCAGCCGTCCCAGACCGGCGCATAGGCCCATTCGCGACCACCGGGATAAATGTTCTGGAACTCCTCCATCGACGGGCGCGCCGCCGAGAGCGCCGCATAGGACAGGCCGGAGAAATCGTCGGATTCCGATACCTCGGGGAAGGTCGCCCGCCAGACCGGATCGGCCCCCTGGCCGGAATGGCCGGTATAGGCGCGGATCGAGCCGTGATAGTCCGTCGACTTCGCCGGTGGGTTGCGCCACAGCACCGGATCGGTCAGCACCCAGCCGTTGGCATCGGTTTCGACCGGCCATTTGTCCAGATAGTGCTGCACCGGCCCCAGCGTCGAATGCGCGGCGATGATCACGCCGTAATGCCGCTTGCGCCGGTTGTCCGCGCCAAGCGGCGTCGTCATCGAGGCACTGGAATAGGCCGCCAGCGCATAAGGGCCGCCCTTGCGCACCCGGCCATAGACGCGGTCCTGCCAGGACACGTCCTGGGCGTAGTTCGCCATGATCTCGGGCGGCGATGGCATCTGCGGCTTGGGCGCGAGGCTCTGGGCCAGCGCCGACATGCCGATGGACACCACGACGCGCGACAGGAACGACCCGCCAACCAGCCATGCGCCGGCATTCATGCCAACCGCGAAAGCGCCGCTGATCCCGGCCCCGGCCGCGGCGCCCGTGGTCAGGCCGACCCAGACGCCCTGGATGAACGGGATCACCGGACCGGCCTCGGCCGGCGTGCTGAAGCATGTGGTGGAAAGCAGCGCGGCCAGCGCCAGGCTACGGAGCCTCATAGCCAACCTCCCATGCGGCGGCGATCTTGAGCGGCACGACCGCGTTGACGGCGCCGGACTGGTCTTTCAGCGCCCATGTGCGGCCGAGGCAGAGCGCCATATGCGGCCGCGCCACGCCGCGTTCGCTCAGCAGCAGGATCACCCCGACATCGCCGGGGCGGGGCTGGCCGGTGCGCGCGAGGCCGGCGCGGTCGAGACAGGGGCCGACGGCGCCGACCGGATCGGTGAAGAACCGGGTCACGCGCTGGCACTCGGCCGCGCTTTCGTAGGTCAGGCGGACATCGGCGGCCGGATCGACGCCGCGCATGCGCAAGATCCAGTCAGCGCAAAGCGTCACGCAATCGTTCTCGCCCCACTGGTAGGTGACCCTCTGCCAGCGGTTCAGTTCTGCATAAAGCGGTGACATCAGCGTCAGGAAACATCGCCAGGCCGCTGCTCGCGCGACGCCAGAATGTAATCGACCAGCCCAAGAACGACCGACCGGGGATCGGCCTTGGCAACAAAATCCAGCATCGCGATCTCAAGCAAGACTCGATTGCCGCCATGACTCTGGATCACCGAGCGAATAGTGTCTGCTGAGACCACCCACGGCCGATTCTCCTGCAAGGTGTTATTCATGCTGACTGCCTCCATTGTATGCCCGCACTGCGGAAAAGCTGATCTTGCTACGTTTGCCGAAATTCATGAATTTGGAGCAAAGGACGATGTTTCGGAGGAAATCGCTGAAAGAATAAAAACAATAGGGACCAGCCTTGGTGACGTCGCCAGAATTGATATCAGCAACACAACTTCGCGAACAAAGTTCGATTCACTCCTGAAAGACATGGCGCCATATGCAGGGCTGTTGTTCTGCCAAAGTTGCTTCAACCCAATATTAGCGATTACTCACTTAAATCGCGTAGAATACGCCAACCATGCTCTGTATTTGAGAAAGAGCAGCACTGGCCGGCAAAACTCCCGGCTGACGATGGATCGTCTGACGCTATACCCTGCACCACCAAAGCTTCCATCACACCCATCTTGGCCGGAACGTGTGCAGCGCCTCGTCCCCGACATAGATCGGATGATCCAACAGCGCTTCGACCCCAGTATCCCAATTGCCACCTCCAGAACCGTGATCGACTTGTGCACCAAAGACTTGGGAGGGAAGGGAAAGAGCATTTATGACCGAATAAACGACCTTTTGTCGAAAGGCGTTATCACCAAGCCGATTGCAGACTGGGCGCACAAGGTCAGGCTACTTGGAGCCGATGCGACCCATGACGCCGATGGAACGGAAGAAGAGGTGATCGAACTGGTGAACTTCATACACTTTTTTCTAAAAGCCGCATATGAGTTAAGTTCAGATATCGCCAAAGGAATTGCTGAAGACGGTCCGCCCAATATCACTCATGATGACAAACAATCAGCCGAATAGCTTCTCTTCCTGGAACGTGTCGGTCGGCATGAAGCGCAGCGAGCTGTTCGGCGCCCCGATGAGCCGCGCGTGATCCGCCACGGTGTATTGCAGCCCCGGCGCGGTATTGCGCCCGGTGAACGGCCCCTCGAAGGTCAGGGTGATCCGGCGCTCCAGCCCGCCCGACAGGTCGAACTCGATGTGACCGCCCCGCCGGGTGAGCCAGCGCACCGGCGCATGGACCGGCGCGTGGAACTCGGCCATCGAGCCGAGGGGTTGGAGCCAGAAGACGATCTCGCGGCCCCTGACGTAGTCGGTCCCGAGCGCCCGCACCTGGGCGACCAGGTCGCCGTCATCGGGATCGGGGATGAAGGTCAGCGACAGCGATCCCGCCGGCGCCTCGCCCTGGATCGAGAGCCGCAATTCCGAACTGTCGATCAGCTGACTACCGATCCACTCGCGGGCCGCGACGTCGACAAACCGGCCATCGGCGCCCAGCAGGAAGCGGAAAACGCCGTCGGCGGTGTCGATGGAGACCATGTCCATCAGCCCCACGGAATCGGCGCGCGGGTTGAAGCCGGCGGGCAGAACGCTCATCGGTTGATCCACTCCATGAGTTCGAGCTGCGGCCGCGCTACGCGGTCCAGGTCGTAAGCCGGAAAGCCCATCGCATCCGAGGCGCCGACAAACAGGCCGCGGGCCATCAGGTCGATGGACGCACCGGGCGGTATCGCCCTGCGCAACATCTTCACCTGCAAGGTCGTCGCCGCGCCGCTGCCGGACCTGCCGACCACGGCGAAAGGCCAGTCGTTATGGCTGAGGTAACAGCCGACCGGGATCGGCCGCGGCGCAGCGCGCTCATCGACCACGACGCTCGAGGCGCCGGCCGCCGCGCCGGCAGGACACACCACCTGCGGCCGGGGCTCGACCCACATGCCCGCCTGGTAAGCCCGCCACTGGCGGCTCCAGTCGTCGCCATCACCAAGATCGAACACGGCAGGATCGACCATGCGCATGCGGTAGGCGTTCACCCGGCCTTCCGCACGCAGGATCAACGCCCGCCAGCCGCCGATCATCTCGGGGGGAAAGACCAAGGACGGCGAGCCGACGAAGCGCGGCAAGCGGTTGTAGACCACCTGTTCCGAGCCGTCCGTGCCCTCGGCCGGGGGCTGGCCCCGCCAGTCCGGGCGCCAATCCACGTTCAGCGCCCGGTTGAAGATCAGCGGCACGTCGATGATATCGCGGTTCACCTGGTGCCCCTCGCCTGCATGTCGCGCAGCTGGCCCGGCATGGCCTGACGCGCCAGCTGTGCGGTGCGCATGTCGCCCGCCGTCGAAATCTGCGCCACCCGCGCATCGAAATACGGGCTGGGGATGATCTCGATAGCCGTGCGTTCGACCTGCGCCGCTCTGTCAGCCATGCGCATGGACACATCATGCGGAATGATCCGCGTGCCCGACGGCAGGTCCACGATCTCGCCGCCCCGCTCGTTGATCCGGGTCAGGCCGCCGCGCCAGCTATTGGTGCCATTGGCATTGGCGCCGATCTTCGGCAGGAGGCCGCCGAACCACTTGCCCAAGCCCGTGCCGCCCCAAAGGCTCATGAAGGCGCTGTCGGCCCACATCTTCGCCAGCTGCTGAAGGACCGAGCGCAGCGCATCCTTGAAGGACGTTGCGCCGGACACGAGATCGCCGAAGGTCGTTTTCAGGCTGTCGCGCCAGCTGTCGGTCGATTCCTTCAGCTGCTTAAGCCCCTCGTTGGTCCGGGTCAGCGCCGCGATTTCCTTGCCGCTCTGGCTGGTAGCCGCCACCTTGGCCTCGCGCAGGTTTTCCCAGACGCTGGCCTCGGTATCCGACATCCAGAGCGTGGCTTTCATCTTTTCGCTTTCCTCGCGCAGGCGCTTCAGCACCTCCTGCAAGGGCGTCAGTTTGGCGGCTGCGCTGGAGCCGGATTTCCCGGCCTTGTCGGCGGCCGCCGCGAGCCCACCACCCGCGCCGCCGGCGCCATCGCCCAGGCTGTTCGCCGCGTCCTCGGCGGATTTGGCGATCAGACCATTGATACGGGCGACCGATTGCAGCGGGGCGCTGACCTGTGACCAGACCTCCTTTAGTTCACCAGAAGCAGCGTCGGCAGCATCCCTTGCATCGGACGATGCCTTACTAAGCCCCGCGATCGCGTCCTGGAATGGCTCCGCCTCGCTGAGAGCCGCTCCGAACAACTTATTGAACCCGGCAGCAATCCGGGACAGGAACCAGGAAAAGTTCGCCAGCATGTCATGCAGACCGGCGAAGAATATCCGCTTCATGGATTCCACCCCTGCCTCGATGGCCGCCGGAACCATGTCGAACGCTACACCGATCCGGTCGAATACCTCGGCGGCGACGTTCTTCAGTTCGGCAAATGCGCCCGACACGCCCCCTGTCGCCTTGATTAGCGCAGCCAGCCCGGTGACGGCCCGATAGATCAGCCCAACCGGCGAATTTGCGATCATCAACCGGAACGCGTCGGAAAGCCCGGTGGCCTCATCGACGGCCCGCGCCGCGGATTTCGTGAGGTTCCACAACCCCGATGCAACCGATGAAACGATGGTCACCAGCGACGACAGGAAGTTGACGAGGATCCTGACGGCACCCGCGATCCCGTCGAACACCACCCGCAGGCCGCTGCCTTGCGTCATCAGCGAAACGAACGCCTTGGCGATGGAATCGACCATGGGGGCGAAGGCGGCGCCGAGGGTATTGCGCACGCCGCGCATGACGATCCCCACCTCGCTCAGGCTCGCCTTCATCGCAGCGAGCGAACGAACGGTTTCGTTGCTCATGACACCGCCAAGCGCCTTCGCCCGCGCGGCATATTCCTGCATCGCCTTGCCGCCGTTCTTCAGCAGCGGCAGCAGCGCGGTGCTGTCGGAAGCGATGGCCTCCATGTAGAAGGTGAAATCCTGCTGGTTGACGTTGGCCTTTTCCAGGCTGTCGACATAGAGCTGGAGGGCCTGCGGACCCGACAGCTTGCGGAACTGATCCGCCGTGACGCCGACCTTGGGAGCGATCACCTCGAAGAAATCCTTCATCGGCCCGCCGCCGGTCGAGATGAAGTCACCGACCCGGTCGTTCATGTCCTTGAGGATGTCGGCCAGCTTGTCCTGCTCGACGCCGACGGTACGCGCCCCGGCCGCCCAGGCCTGAAACTCCTCGGGCGTGGCGTTGGAAAGCCGCGACAGGTTCTGGATCTCCCCGGCGGCATTGATCGCGGAAATCGACAGCCCGGCCAGCGCCGTCGCCGCCAGCGCCGCACCCTTGCCCAGGGCCGCGGCGGCATTGGTGCCGATCGACGCCAGCGCGCCCTGCAAGGACTGGACGCCCGGCACGCTTCCGAGCGCGCCAAGCCTCTTGTTCACATCCGCAGAGAACCGGGCGAGGCCGGCTTTCGCTTGCTTCATCCCTTCCTGAAGGGCAGCTTTATCCAGTGACAGGCCGACACGAAGGCGGCCAACCGTCGCAGAACTGGTCATCTATCGTCTCCAGGCAGGAGGATTTCCATGAAGGCAATTGCAGCCATCGCATTTTCACTGATGGCGTTTCAGGCGGCAGCACAGGACGCGCTGCCGCCTATTGCAGAAGTCACCAATACGATCTCCGGGAAAGAGGTATTGGTTGAGGGGAAAATTGGGAGAATGATGGGTAGCTGGGGGGTAAGGACTGGACACGGCACCTATCGCGCTGAGCTTGCCGTTGATCGGGACACCCTAGCAAAAATCCAAAATTGCAGCCTCGATGGCTTCCGGGAACCGAAGGACTGCAACATCAAAGCCAACGCAGAAATTGTCATTAAGGGATCAGACATCTCCCTTATTCTCTACGAAATTACCCTCCAGCCCGAGCCCGCCACTGATCCATCGTGATGGCGGGCAATCGGGCTTTGGCGCCGTCCAGATACATGCGCAGATCCTGCTTTGGCTTTGGGCCGCGTCGCAGCATTTCCGAGAGCTTCGGAAGCTTTGTCGCGCGCTGCAACGCGGCTGAAGCCCATGCCGCCGTCAGGATCACATCCTCCTGCCGCTCGATCCGTCCCTGGGCGGCTTCCATCTCGATCAGCAGGAGGCGAGGCGTGATCAGCCAGAACCGCTCGGGACACTGTCCAAGCGACAGCCACGCTTCGTAGAGCCTGGCGAGGTTCAGCGCCTCGCCTTGCTCTTTCCCGGCCGGCCCTCGCTCTTCTGGTCGGGAAATGCCGCCGTCAGAAGCTTTCCCGGCAGGCTCATGTCGGCCGCGAGAAGTTGTTCCGCGACATCGCCCGCAACCTCGGGATGGTGCCGTTCCAGCGCCACATCGACGATGCGCAGCAGGACGCTGAAATCCGGCAGATCACCCTCGGCCTGCCCCATGCCCTGGATCGGATCGAGGTTGGCGCCGTATTCTTCCTGCAGCCTCGCGATGCCGCGCAGGCCGAGCGCCAGGCGATATTCCTGGCCGCCGACCTTCGCGATCACCTCGCCCGTGAAATCCGCCATGATCAGCCCCCACTCACGATCTGGGCCGAAAGGCGGAAGGTGGCCTCGGCCGTCATCTTGTCACCGATCGGCGCCGAGCGTCCGTAACCCTTGAGGAAGGCAGAGAACGACTCGGGATCTTCCGCGCCGGCCAGGGTAATCTCCAAAATGACCTCTTCGCCCGAGGCCTTGATAGACCGCAGCAGCACATCGGTCGGCGAATCGGGGATGTAGTTCATCGGGATGGTGATCTCGCCACTGTCGATCAGCCCGGCGATGAACTGCCGGCGCCGGCCGGGCGACTTCATGTGTGTAACCTCGACCTCGTCCACCTGCTCATCCGGCAGCGTGAGATCGCCGATCAATTCGAGTTCGGTGAAGGCCGGGGTCGCGCCCCGCCCGATGCGCACCGTCGCGCCATAACCAAGCATACCGTCAGGCATGGTGTTTCACTCCAGGGCTGGATTTCAGGGAAGGGTCGCGACCGGCCGCCAGGATTGCAGCCGGAAGCTCATGACAAGGGTGCCGACATTGCGTTCCGCCACGGTACTGGAGACCACGCTGGTGTCTTCCAGCGCACAGGGCTGGTCGAGCCTGCGCAGAGTTGCGAGCACGATTGCCTCGATGACCTCGCTGTCATCATCCAGCACGTCCTCGACATCATCACCGCCAAGGCGCCGAACCGCGACCTGCAAGAGCGTCCGTCGGACGGTGGTTTTCTGGGTGTCGCGCTCGCAGCGGTCCTGCGGCGTCAGGACGCCGATCACCGGCAGGCTGTCGGCATCGACCGAACCTGGCCAGACCTTCAGGGCGGTGAACCCAGAAAAACGGGCATTGGCGATGAGCGCGGCAAGAACGCTGGCGCGGTAGGAGGATCGATAATGCGGCATGGTCAGGCGCTCAGCTGCAGTTCGCAGATCAGGAAGGCATCGACCGAGGGGGAGCCGGAATGATGGACCACCATCACCTTGTAGGTGCGGCCGTCCGGAACGACGATCAGATCGTTTCTCCGGGCCTCGGGTGCGAGATCGCGGCGAACGCGCCAGCTGGGCGCGTCGATGCGAACCACTTGGCCATCCGCCCCCTCGACCTCGATCGGCGCCTCGCGAAAGAGCGACTGGATGTCGCGTTCCGCACCGTCCTGCGGGATGAACCGGACCTGATCGCCGAACACGCCGGAAAGCAGACCCGTCATCCCGAGGAACAGGCGGGACATCAGACCTCGGGCTCCGCGGGCGCAGCGCCGTTCAGGCGGACCTTGCCGGTGCCGGACGGGTTTGCCGCAGCCTCGATCGCCACGCCGATGAAGATCGCGCCGGCGGCGGGGCTGACGGTGCAAAGGCCGCTGGCCGGGGTGACATAGACCGCGGCGCCGACCGTCCATGCCTGCGCCGAGATTTTTCTCAGCTCGTAGCAGCCGACCAGATGGACTTCGACAGGATCGCCCAGGGCCGCATCGTGACCAGCCACGCCGGCCAGTACGCCTGCAACCACGATATCCCCGGAATTGACCGCCGCCGGCGCCGGGATGGAAACCGAAGTCCCCTTTTGCAGATAGTTTTTCATGTTCCGCTCCGGAATTTCAGTGTCATGAACGACAAGAGCCGCCCCGCGGGCGGCTCTTTGTCAGGGTGATCTCATCGACGCCGGTCAGCCGGGGTTCTTCCAGCCGCCGCGGAAGTCGGCGGCGCCGAAGCCGAAGTCGTGTTCCACCGTCATCGAGAAGCCTTGAGTTCCGAAGGGCTCTTCGGTGCGAACGCGGGGCGCCTCCTGCCCTTCCAGGAAGCCGTAGACCCAGCACGGCGCGCGCTCGGACAGCAGATACCAGGCGCCGTCCTCGATTTCCGTGGTCACCACCGGCTTCAGCTTGCCCGAGAACGGGTTGACCGCTTCCGTCGCGGTGGGCGTGATCTGCGCCACGAACATCTCGGCCGCCGTTTCGTTTTCCGGCCCGACCAGCAGGATGGACGGCGACAGGTTCAGCTTGAGCCCGTCGATCGATTCCTGCACGCGCATGGCGGCCCGGCCGGCCGAGACCGTATCGGCCTCGATCCCACCGCCCGCCGGGGCGAGGTTGTTCCGGGACGCGTGGAAGAGCGGGTTGCCGTCCGACAGCACCGCCGTCAGCGCCCCCGAATAGAAGGTGCGCTCCTCGAAATGCGCCACCGTCTCGCCGTAGCTCGACAGCAGATCGTTGATCGCCCCCAGATCGTCGTTGATCATCATCTGACGGCTGATGGTCAGACCGCGCGCATAGGGCACGATCACGGCGGTTTCGCCGCTTTCCCCGAAGGTGCCCCATTTGATCTCGCCCGTCTCGCCGACCGGCAGGAGCATCGGGAAATCACCCGCCCGGACCAGCGGCATGGGCCGGAAGTCGCGGAAGTTCTTCTTCTTCGAGATGCTGCGATAGGTCGGCTGGAACTCGCTGTAGCGTTCCAGCAGCACCCTGTTCAGCGCGTTCTGGAAGATCGCCGGGAAATCCGAGGTCGAATGCGATGCATCCATGAACACCGTGACCTTGTCGCCGGCCGAGCGGATCTTGCCCCGGTGCCCGATGGCCGCCGCAGCCATCTCGACCAGCGACATATCCATGTAGGGACGGGCCGCCGGCGTCGAGGGATCGCGGCCGGTAATCTGGGCATGCAGCGCCGACGCCATCGCCGTGCGACGCGTCGAGCGCTCGTCCCGGATGATGGAGCTGCGCGGCGCACCGGGCCGGGCCATGGTGGCGCCCCTGGCATGTTTCATCTTGTACTCCTTGGTGGCCTGCCTGATGGTCAGCCCGCGCTTGATCCAGCCCATGGCGATATCCGCGCCGATCTTCCGCGAAGCCGCAAAGTTGAGGATCGCCGTGGCATGGGCGTTGGGTTCGTCCTCTTCCTCGGCTTCGGGATCGTCATCCTCCTCGGCCTCGGGGTCTTCGTCCTCTTCGGCTTCCGGATCATCCTCCTGTTCGAGTTCGGGATCGTCCTCTTCGTTCAGTTCGGGATCGTCCTCTTCCAGGCGCCCCTCTTCCTGATCGTCCATCTGTGCGCGCCCCTGCGCCTTTTTACCCTTCGGCATCGCTTTCCCTTTCTGCTTGGTTTGAGACGGCGCGGCCATCATCGCCGCGATCATCGATACGTTGGCCTGCCTCGCCAGCCCGTCACCGATCTGCCGCAGGCTTTCGGGAGCCTTCGGATAGAGTCGGTAGTCGAAGAGCGCCACGGCGGCCGCGTCGGTGCCTTCATCGGTTTCCGTGGCGAAACCCGCCTCGACAGCGCCGGGGCCGTCGAAATAGGTTTCCGCCTTCATGATGTCGCGCGCCTCCTCGACCGAGATGCCGGCGCGTGCGGCGTAGATGCCGGCATAGGCATTCGCCAGAACCGAGAGCGATTTCGCCGCGTGCAGGTGATCGTCCTCGGTTCCACGCCCCTGCGTCCACCAGTTGGCCGGATCGTGCACCATCATGATCGAGCCCAGGGGCATGACGATCTTGTCTCCAGCCATGGCGATCAGCGAGGCGGCCGAGGCGGCGATACCCTCGATGATGACCGTGACATCGCCGTCATAGTTCTTCAGCGAGGTATAGATCGCCTGTCCCTCGGTCGCGATGCCGCCGCCGGAGTTGATACGGACGGTCAGCGGCCCCGACATGCCCGCGATCATCTCGCGAACAGTCTTGGCCGTGAAGCAATCCTCTTCCCAGAAGGAATTGCCGACCGTCCCGGTCAGGAAGATTTCATTCATCGTTGTGATCCTTGTCGGTAAAGGTCGGGTTTTTCCTCGACACGTCCGCACGCGGATCGCTGTCGAAGGGCAGGCCCAGTTGGTCGGCTTCCTCCTTGTCCTGCAGCTGCTCCTGCAACAGCCGCTCGGGATCGACGCCAAGCTGGCGAACGACGCCCTGACGCGACTGGAACCCGGAGCGAACCGCCTCGCGCAGCGCCCCGAACTCGCGGGCCGGATCGACCAGGATGCGATGCGGCGGCACCCAACTGAGCCTGACGGTGCGGCGATCCTCCCAGATCAGCCTCTGGAAAACCTCATCCTCCTCGGCCTCGGCCCAGGCCTCGACGAACCAGCGGCCGAAGGGATGAAGGAACATCGGCACCATCATCAGCCATTGCCAGCGGGAGATGTTGCGATCCATTTCCAGGCGGCCGATGCGGGCGGAACTAAAGTTCACCCCACTGAGATCGCCGGTCAGCGCTTCATAGGTTATGCCGACGCCCATCGCCGCCGAACGCAGCACGCTCTTCTGGAAATCGCCGAAATCGCCGACCTCCGGCGGGTCGGAAAATTCCATCTCCTCGTCTTCGGCGATCTCCATGATCACGCCGGGCTGCAGCGTCCCGCCGAGTTCGACCCGCGGCTTCCGATCCGCACCCATGCGGTGAAAGGCGGCAAAGCATGCGGCGATCTTCTGACGCATCAGATGCGCATCTTCCGAATCGTCGATGTTCAGCAGCTTTTCCGCGATAGGCGTGTACCAGCTGACACCCCTGGTCGCCCCCGGCCGGTCGAAGGCCCGGAAGACGTGGATGATGTCCTCCGCCGGCACCCGTTCCGAGATGTAGGGCGATGTTCCGGGGCGCCACTCGCCGCCGGGATGCTGCGCGAAGAGCCAATAGGCGACCCGGTCTCCGGTGTCCTTGTCGTACTCGATGCCCTCGCGGATCTCGTTGCCCTCGATCGAACGGCCGAAACGGCTGTCGTCGATATAGTCCGGCTCCAGCACCTCGATTTGGAGAGGCAGTGCCAGCCCGGCATTCGCCGGGCGGTGCCTGCGGATCAGAACCTCGCCAGCATCGACGATGGTGTTCATCGCCGCTGTTTGCAGCCCGTAGAAATTCAACAGGCCGTTGCGATCGATATCGGTGGTGTCGAGATGATCCTCGATCAGATCGAGGCCGCGCGCGCGAATCCTCTTCTGGACCTCATCGGCCAGCCCCTTCGAGGGCTGGATCTTCGGGATGATGCCGTCTCCGACCACATTGCCCGTGATGACCTGCTGCACGCGCGCCGAGAACGGCGTGTTGCGGATCATGTCCCGCGCATAGAACGCAATCATGCGCCGGTTGCGGCCGGCAAGGTCGGCATCCGACCCGCTGGGACGAATCCCGTCGTTGCGATAGCCGAGCCTCGCGGCACGGTAATGCATGGCGATGGTGCGGGCCTTCTCGCGCTGCGCCGCCCGGCGCGGCGACAGCGCCATGATGACGCGATCGAGAATGTTCATGTCACCCCCGCGAGAAGGTCGGCAGATGCAACCCGCCGCGCCGCGACAGGCCGGCATCCAGTTCCGCCTCGATGACGGCGGCAAGCTTCAGCATCTCATCGAGGCTGCGGAAGGTGACCTTCTCGCCCGCCACCTCAAGCGAGGTGACCCCCTTGGCGATGTTCGCCTTGAGCGCGGCAAGGTCCGCTGCGGTATAGGCCATCAGAGCCACCTTCCTCTTTTCTGGATCCAGCCACCGCGACCAGGCGCCGCGGCGGCCGCATGGACAGGCCGGCGTGCCGGCGGTGTGGCCGGCACCGACGGTGTCGCCGCATCATCGGTTTCGTTTTGCTCGGCAGCGGGCGCTTCGGCCTCGGCTTCCATCGCGACCAGGATCAGGTGCGGGTTCTTTTCGCCCCACGACGCCCAATCGACGGGATCGGACCAATCGATCCGCTCGCCGCCCTTGATGATATGCATCGCGCGCGCCTGGACGAGATGGTCCAGGCTTTCGTTGCGCACCATGCCGGGCCGCTTGGCCCAACCATCATCCTGCCGGCGTTCGGCGGTGAATTCGGTCAGGTGATCATCGCCCATCCATTCCGGGATCAGGCACGCGTTGATATGCCCCGCATCCGCCCGCAGCGATGCCATGACGGCATCCTTCAGCCGATCCGTGGCCATGAACAGGATTCTGATATCCTTGGCCACGCGCCGGCGCTTGGCCTTCTGGCTGGCGCTTTCCGGAGCCTTCAGCCAGACCCGATCCGGCTTTTTCAAGCCCCCCTCGCCGCGGGTGAGATACCACCTCTGCCCCTGCCCCGCGCGGCGTCGACCGCGATAGAACCGATAGGCGTTATCGGTGGTCGCGCCCCCGCCATGCATGTCGATGGCGATGGAAACCGCCGTCATCCGTGCGGTGCTGTTCGCAACCGGCCAGCTACGCTCGGCCAGCGCCTCCAGCACGACCCAATCCTCGGCGATCTCGAAGGGCTTCACCGTCCTTTCGTCGCCTCCCGGCGCCTGGAACAGGTCGAACCGGTCGATCGGCATATGCTGGCCGTTCTCGCCCCAGGCGGTCGCGCCGACGACGAACCGGGTTCCCTGAACGTCGACGGACACCGTGATATAGCGCGCCCAGGCCGGGGCGACGCCCTTCGGCAGGTCCATGCCGCGGGCCTTTTCGCGCAATCCCTGCACGGTCACCTCCAGTTCGGATATTGCCGAGCGCGGGAAATACGGCTGCGCAAGGCCGGTGTTCATCACCGTCTTGAGCTTTTCCTCATCGCCCGTGGCCTCGAATGTCTGGACCGCCTGCCGGTATTGGGTCACCAACTCGCGCCAGGACGCAAAGGCCGCTGCTGCGCCGTCGAGCCAATAGCTCAGCATGTCCGTCTTTCGAACCAGCCCGCTTTCGATCGGCACCAGGGCCGGCAAACCGTCCGGCCCCGGCACGCTGCTTTCGTGCAGCCACCGGCCGGAACAGTTCAGTTCGCGCTTCAACTCGTGGCCGAATCCCTGGCGGCAATGTGGGCAGATCATCTGCGCCGCCTCGCCGGCCTCCATGGGGTCCGCGCTTTCAGGATAGCGCAGGCGCCGGAACGACGGCTCGAACTCCTCGCCGCAGATCGGGCATGGCCAATACCACCGCCCACGCGTTCCATGCGGGTAGAGCGACAGCACGCCGTATTCCACGGGCGGGCAATCATGCGGCGTGACCGGCTTCCACGCTTCGTCCTTCAGCGGCGCGCCGGGGCTGCTTTCGACAACCACCATGCCACGCGAAAGATAGGTTCGCGCCCGCGCCCGCATCAGCGAATAGGCATCGCCCTCGCCGTCGATGCTTTCCGGGAAATGATCGTAGTCGGTTCCCAGGACCAGACGGATGGTCGCCGAACTGAGCTTGGTGATCGTCGGCCAGTCCAGGGTCAGCTGCGTACCGCCCGTGAACAGCTTGTGATAGATGTTGTCGGACCCCCTGCCCTGCGCCTGCCGGGCGCGAAGTTCCGGGCTGTTGCGCACCATCGGCGCGATCTTGTTGCGCTCGAACTCCGCCGCTGCCTCGCGCGTCATCTGGAACAGCGCCACCCGTCCCGGATCGGCGCAGATCGTATAGGTGATGGCGGATTGCAGCATCTGCGTCTTGCCCGACTGGGACGGGCCGCAGAACGCCATGCCGCGATAGGCGCGCGACGCGATCATGTCGGTCGGCTCGACCATATAAGGCGTCACGTCACGCCGGAAGGGCTGCCATTGCCCGGAGACGTTGACCCGCATGTACTTTTCCGCGGCCTCGGTGACCGAGATCTTCTCAGCGGGCCGCCAGGCGGGAATCGCGAATTTCAGGGCAACGCGCGGGTCGGCATAGGGCGGCAACGGTTCGAAGCTGTCGAGCGTCCGCATCCCTGCATACCCTCTCAGATCAGAAGCCGCGCCCCCGGTTCCACATCCGGCAGATCGCGGCCCTGCAATTCTTCTTCATCGATCCTGTCCGCGATGGCGCTCAGGATGTCGGCGCCGATACGACCCACCGCCGCCACCTCCGGCGGCGCCAGGTCCAATTCACGCTCCAGACGGTCGGGCATGGATTCGATTCCGTCGCGAACGATCTTTCCGATGCTTTCCAGCAGCTCGATCACGTCGGTGAGCGGCACCAGCTGGCCGCGCCTGCGCTGCGCCTCGGACCATCGCATGTCAGCTTCGGCCAGTTCACGGCGCTCTTTCGCGCTGAGCTGCGCGGCGGGGTTGTTGACATCGACCCCCAGAAACTCCGCCCGCAACAGGTTGATCTGGTTCTCATTGTGCCGCGATCTGGTCTCAGCCTCAGCCTCGCGGGCATGGCGCCAGGCCCAGCAATGCGACAGGCGCAGCACATAGGCACGGCCGTTGCCGCCCACCTGCGCCACCGGCATTCCGTCGCGGATCCATTTCGAAATCGTGTTCACGGTGGTCGAGAGCGCCTGGGCGATCTCTTCCTGGTTCATGTCCGCGTCCAGCACACCGTCCGGCAGCGGGAAGCGGCGCAGCTTTTCGGCAAGATCGTCGTCGACCTCGACAGCAAGAAGCTTTGGCGCAGCATCCGGCGCCGGCGCGTCAGACCCCAACAACAACCCCATCTCCATGATTTCACTGGCCTAAAAAAATTTTCGAGCATCGGGGCGCGAATGACCCCCGACAGATCGTTTTCGAGGAAGGACCCGACCGGATTTCAGTCGGGGGAGGCCCGCCGCTCGACCATCTTCGCGAAGGTCCGGCGCAGGTGCCCCGGCAGCCGGTCCCGAAAGACCTCCTCGGCCCCGTCGAAGAACCCAAGCCGCTTGTCATAGGTCGGCATGTACCGGGTGAAATGCAGCACCTTGGCAATGGACCCGTCGGGGTTCCGCTTCCAGATACCCGGCGAAAGCTTCGATCCCTCGCGCGGAACGAAGAACCCGGCCCGGCGCTTGTTGCGCTTCCGCGCCACCTTCGTGGTGTTCGAGGTCGTATCGCGCTGCGCCTGCACCGCCGAAAGCGCCTGGTTGCGTTCTCCGGTCGACCAGTTGCCGTGCGCATCGAGCTTGGCGCCGCCGGCAGGAACCGCGGCAGCGATGATCCCCGTATATGCCAACCGCGCATCCAGCAGACCTTCCAGACCAGTCTGGCCGCGCTGACCGCCGAACTCCTGAACCTTCAGGTAATGGCGCTTTCCGACCGTGGGCCGTTCGATCACTTCGGCCTCAAGATTGCTGGGCCGCGCGCCCCTGATCGTGAAGGCGTTCTTCGTGAACCTGGTCGGTCGGTCAAAGACCTCGCCCATCCGGTCCTGCACATGCTTCAGCACATCGGCAGCGGTGTCGTTCAGCGCCCAGGTCGCGGCCACGTTGATATCGCGATCCGCCAACCGGGACATATTGGCCTGCAACTCCCGATCATCGACGCTGATCTTGAGCATGATTGCCTCTGATATCGGCCAGCCGCCCCGCTGCCGCAGCTAGCCATACACTCGCGCCTGTCGGCGGGCGCGCTCGGGTATCCCGGAAATGAGAAGCGCCCGCGAGGATTTCTCCTCCGGGCGCACGTGTGGTAACGGCACAATGTCAAGGAAGCCAGGGGAAAGTCAATAGGCATTCCATGGAGAGAGTTCAGGAAGCCCGTCCACCAGCCTGATAGCGGTGAACGCGCTGCACCACGACAACGTCGACAGCAGGTGCAGCAGCGCGCCATACCATGCCAGATACTCGCGACGCCGATTGGCCAGGACAGCAGCCGTTCCGGTATAGCTGATGGGACAGATCACCGGCCGATAGGTTTTCGTCCTGCTCTTTGCGTCTCGAAAGGTCACGGCATCCAGCTTGCGCGTGCCGGCCAACCATTCGCCATCGTCGGTCATATCCCATCCGCAGGGCAAAACGCCCAGCTTCTCATCCTCCCGCCAGTCCGGCACACGCCGCGCCCGAGCGCATTCGGCAACGAGCAGCGCCATGCGCCGCCCGCCCACACCGATCGGCAGCGCCTCGACCGCAGCCGCGATGATCTGCGCATCGGGATGCGGTTCGCTGGTGCCGCCACCATCGACCCGGCAGCCAAGCTCCCGATGGCGCTGCAAGATCCAGATGGTGTCGACACCGGGCCGGTCGAACTCATGCGCCCCGGTTTCGTCGAAGTCGATCCTGGCATGCTCGACAGCGAAAGCCCATTCCAGCGCCTGCTGGATCGTCATCTCGCGCACCGCGGCGCGACGCGGCCACATCGCGTTCATCACGCCCGCCCTTCCGCGATTTCGCGGCACCGCTGCAGCACCGCGATGCGTTGATCCCGCCATTCCCGGTCCGCCGGTGCGAGTTCGCCTTCCCGCGCCAACCGGGCGTCGAGATCCTGCAGTCGCTGCACAGATCTGGCTGCGGCATCCCGAATAGTCTTGAGCGCCCACCCGCCCGGCCAGCGCCGCGTCTTGCGCAACTCGGCCAGCAGCTCCGGCGCCCAGCCCTCCGCCAGCGCCGCCTGCCCGCAGGCATGAGCAAAGACGGCCCTGATCAACGGCGATGCACCGTCGCCCGGCGGCTGGATGTCCGCCGCCCAGGAGAGGATCAGGTTGGCGATCGGGAAACGGTCGCGATCCTTCCCGCCCGGATTGGCGGCGACCTGCTCTTCCAGAGCCATGAGGCTCGCCTCCGACATATAGGCCAGGCGCGCGCACATATCCCTGACCATCTCCTCGAAACCCGCAACGGTCAGCGTCGTCGGCTTCGCCAGCCCTCGCTTCTTCAGCGGCTCGACCAGAAGCTGCATTACGCGCTTTTCGCCCTGTGCCTGTTCCTCGCTGTTCATCCCATCACCCTTTTTCTCCAGCCTGCTGACTTATCCACAGGCGACCCCCTTGCCGCCTGTAAGGGTTTTCATGTCTGTGTCTTGTCGGTGTGATGTTTTGTCCTTGTCCTGTAGGGCAATTACAGTTGCGGACCTGAAATCATGCTGAAATCTGACTGTCATCAACTGTAATCATTACAGTTCATTTCAGTTGATTTCAGCGCGATTACAGCGTTTTACACCACGGTCACCCGACCGTCAGACACCTCACCCGTTCATCGAAACCACCTTCGGCCCGCCCATGACGGCTTCCATCGCGACCCGGACGTTCTCGGTGGTCACATAGAGATCGTTGTCCCGCAGCCATTGCGCGATCTGCTCGACTGCGAACTCGTTTTCCGCGATGCGCGGATGTTTCGCCTCGCGAAGCTTGGACCGGACGCGCGATTTCATCGTGGCCCAGGCCGCAACCTCGCGGCCCCGCTCGCGCCCGCGCTTGCGGGAGAACTGGTCGCGCGCGATCTCGGCGATCAGCGGATGGCCGAGACGCGGCCGCGCACCTGGCGGCGCGTCGTCGATATGCACCGGCCGCCAGCCATAGAGGGAACCGGCGCGGGCCTCGCGCCAGCCCTCGATATCGGTCCCGAACCGCGCCAGCTGCGCCAGCTCGATATCGTCGTCGGGCAGCGTGCCGGCAGGATCCTGTTTCATGCTGGCGGCCCACAGCAGCAGCGCGGTGCTGATATCCTGCCGCCGGCCGTTGTAGATCGCCGAGGCCACGAAATGCGACGACAACAGGCGATCCACATAGAGCGGCATCCAGTCGTAGCTTTGCAGCCGGTCGCCATGGCGCAGCGGATAGGCCCAGAAATCAGCAATCGGGTCCATGCTCTTCCTCTTGGTGATCGACACTTCCCGCGCCTTGGGCGCGGCGGTCGATGCGTTGAAATTTCGGGCGGGAGATGTTCAGCGCCGTCACCCGCACCACGTCGGCGTGGGTGATCGGCTCAGGCAGCGCCAGGAGGTCGTCGCGAAGATCGCGGATGCCATCGCGCCCGCCCTTGCGGTATGCGTTGCCGAGCCTGTCACGGTGCTTTCTCATGTCAGCACCCCCTTCCGCGCCCGATCCGGCGGAACACGCGACGCAGCACGAATGTGCGGACGGTGGACAGTCCGAAGAACATGCCGGTGATCCCGGCGCTGGCGGCAGGCGAGAACCCCAAAACGGCCCAGGTTACCAGCCAGCTTGCCGCCAGGCCGATCACCGCATTGGTCAGCGCCTCGATGGCGTCCATCGTCATAGCAGCACCCCCTGATGCAGCGCCTGGCCGTCCTCGCGGTTCATGAACCGAAATGCCGGTTCCGTGCCCTGCCAATTGCGGTCCCAGATGAACCAGTCATTACGCTGGGGCGGCGAGCCCTCGCCGGTGAAATCCAGCTTCCAGCGCATCAGATAGCAGTAGGAGAACGGCCGGGCGTCCAGCAGCGCGCCGAGCCCGTTGGCCCGCGCCGCTGGCCAGTCCCAGGACAGCAGCAGCGCGAGGTAATCCCAGCCTGGCATGTCCAGCGTATGGCGCAGCCAGCGGCCATGTCCGTCCCGCGCGTTGATTTCGCAGAACGGCGGATTGGTGATGATCGCCCGCGCCGGGCTGCGGTCGAAGGAATAGAAGTCAGCAACGACCGCGCCATCGCAACCGCGGTCGATCAGGTCGGACGCATGGCAGGCGATTCCGGCGGCGCGGATCTCACGCACCAGCGCCCCGTCGCCGCAGGCCGGCTCCCAGACGCCGCCGCATTCGCGAATCCGGGCGCCATCGCGCGCCAGCAGGCCGCGCACCGCCTCGGGTTGGCCGGTCGGATAGAAATCCTCGGCCCGGCGCACCTCGACACGCGGCCGGACATGGATCGGGGCCTCAGGCATCAGCGTCAGCGGCTCCTTGACCGTCGCACCCTGGCCGCTGATGGCCCGGAAAAGCGGCTTGGCGGAGGGCGCGGTCATTCTACACCTCGTCCGCACCCGTTCAGGCGACGAACACCCCAGAAGCTTGGGGCTGCACATGATCCATCCACTAAATATGGATTGAACTGTTCCCTCTTCGTGCCAGACAATGGGAGATGCAGGACGACTCGCGCCAACGAGTCGCCCTGCGGGTGAAGCCGTCGCCCAGCAGCAAAGGACGGCCCCAGAGCAGCCATGTGAAAGGAAAAACCATGGCCACTTACTATCACCCGGAAACGGGTGTCTTGCTGAACCACATCACGGTTCAGCGGTCCAGCCTTGACGACAAGGAGGCAGCAACCGCTCGCCTGCTCTACCAGCAAGGCCTCAAGCAGCAACACATTGCAGCAATGCTCGGAACCAACCAAGGCCGGGTAAACGAAGCGCTTGGCCATGGCAATGGCAGGAGCGGCGGTGGCCAAGGCCAAGGTTCGCTGTTTTGAGTGCCGGCGGCGGTTCGCTCCGCTGCCATAAAAAAGGATCGGGCGGCAAGCTTGGGGGCAGTTCGCCCGATCCAACACGGAGAGGCAGATTCGCCCCTGATATTGTGTATCATAAAACACAAGCGCCTTGCATTGTCCGGCGCTGTTGTGTATCACTATACACAAGAAAGAGGGGCGGGAATGGAACGCAACAGCCGGAAGCTGATCAAGATGCTTGAGGCGGACGGCTGGGTCCGGGTCGCGGTCAAGGGCGATCACTGGCAGTTCAAGCACCCGGAGAAGCCCGGCCGCGTGACCGTTCCGCACCCGAACAAGGACATCAAGGCCGGCACCGTCATGTCGATCTATCGACAGGCCGGATGGCGCTGAAAGGAGACCACCATGCGTTACGTTGCTTTCCTGCACACCGATGAAGCCGGCGGCTTCGGCATCAGCTTTCCCGATTTCCCCGGCGCCATCTCGGACGGCGACACCGTTGAACAGGCCATCCAGCGCGGCGAGCGGGCACTGGCCTTCCATGTCCAGGGCATGCGCGAGGACGGCCTCGACGTCCCGGCCCCCCGCAGTGTAGACGACATCCTGGCCGATCCCGACCTTGCCGAATGGCGCGAGGGCGCACAGATCGCCCATGTGGCGCTGATTCTGGATCGCGGATCGCCCAAGCGGGTGAACATTTCCCTGGACCCTGGCCTCCTGGACGCCATCGACGCCGAGGCGGCGCGGCGCGGCATGACGCGCAGCGCGTTCCTGTCCTCGGCCGCGCGCGCGGAAATCCATGCGGCGCACTGAGGAGGGCCCCGCCAGGATCATGCCGGCACCCCGCCGACCTGCTTGGCCATCAGGGCACGTATCAGCCCATCAACATTTCCGGCCCTGATATAGCGATGCGCCGCCTTGCTGCTGATGCCGAGATCATGCGCCATCGCCTGGATGGAGTTCCACCGACGCCCGCACAAAGACACCTGCCTGCCGCGACGGCCGGGCTTCTGGTTGTGGCCGCCCGAGCCGATGCCGAGGCGAGAAAGATCACCATGCCGGTCGAGGTGATAAAGCACAGTGCGCGCATTGACACCCGCAGCCTCGGCCACGGCGGCCGCGCCCCGATACTGCTGGCCTTTCCAGATGTAGAGGCCGCCGCCACAGCCTTTGCGCGAACTGCTCATTGCTTCCGCGCCCCCTTGATCTTGCTGAAAAACTTTTCCGACTGCGACTTGAATCGATCCGCCGCTGCCGAGGACTCGCCGGCCAGCCGCAGGGCCCGCCGATGGCGGGCCGCGTAATACCGCTGGGCGATGCGCCACCAGACCCGCATCACTGCACCTCCGGATCGATGACCTGGAACACGGCTTCGGCGCCGACCAACGCGATCACCTTCAGGACATAGCGGAAATGCGGGGCGTTCTCGCGGCGCAGCCAGTTGCGCACCGTGCGAGAGGTCACCGGACGGCTGTCCGAGGTCAGAACCTCGGCCGCAAGCTCGGCCAGTTCGTTCTCGCTCCGCGCCTCGGGAAAGGCCCGCCAGAGCAGCCCGGCGAACCAGGCGCGCTCGGCCTCCTCGCCGCCGCATTTTCGGAAAGACATTTCAGATGGTCCTGTGCTGTTGTGTCCCCGTGCAGAAGAACGATCACCAGAACGGAAAGAGGGCGCGGGATGATGGACAGTCATGCCGCGTCCTCGGAGGTGGGGGAGATAAAATCGGGGAAAAAGTGTCCGGGGGTAAGCGGTATGCCGCGCTTCACAGCCTGCTGGAGCAGCCTTCCTTGCACGTCCGCGGGAATCGCGCCATCGGCACCGCCCCGGTCCTTTGGATATGCCCATCGCCGGACGCGCGAAACGTCGCGGCCGGTCATCTCAGCAACGGCCTGCGGACCGCCGCAGATCTGAATGATTGTGTGCGCAGGTTCCATCATGGCGACAAATGATGCGATTATCGCACCATTTGTCAACCGCCAATCGTGCGAAAATCGCCCGTATCATTCACGTGCGATTTCCGCAACATCTCACACCATGGAGAAGATCGATCGCCACTGGATTAGAGCGCGCCTAGCTGGAATGCCTCGCGGAACACAGAAGAGGCTTGCTGATCATCTCGGCATTGCAAGCAACATGATGTCAAAAATCATGTCGGGGAAGCGCCTCCTTCAGCAAGATGAGGTGCCGAAGGTATTGTCGTTCTTCAACGCCAGAATCATCGCCGATGAGGGCATAGCGCGCGACCGGGAGGTGTTGCTGCGGGGGGTCGATCAACTGAACAGCGATGGATTACGGCTTCTACAAAGGCAGTTGGATGAGATGCTTCAAACTCCATCTCTTGTTGAGCGAGACGAAAGCACTCCGCCAACCAATGGGCCCGGTGAGGGGGTAGACTGAGGATGGCCCTTTCCACCGCTTTCCTAAGCTCTTCTTCGGTCACCCCGCCCTCCGACTCGCAAGAACATATCAAGAACTTTAGGCAATCATCCGCCGATCCATCAACCCTGAAGATACAAGATGGCCCGAAGGCAGCGTGCTTGTCCGCCGCTACTACCGGCATGAAACCGACGCCTTGTTCAGCGATCCCCTCGTCTGGGTCGCAGGCGCACAGATCGTATTGCTGCTTTTGCTCTGGCTCGCTTGGCGCTTCGTTGACCTGGCCAGAGGCGGCGAAGACGATAATCACCGGACCACCCGCTAACAGTGCGGCCGCAATCATGGCGCCCAAAATCTCCTGAACCGCACCGCGCATAGGCACCCCTAGGCCCGCTACCCGGCGGGCTTTTTCATGCGCCGAGGCCCGGCGCTGGCAGGTGCGCATCGTCGCCCACCCTGCTGGCAGGATAGCGAGCGCGAATCGGGCTGTCAGCCCTAATAGTGCGATTATCGCATTTTGATGCTTGACCATATGATGCGATAATCGCACATTCGGTCCATCGGCACCCCGCCGACTGGGAGACCTCTGGTGACGACAGCACCCCTCAAGACCGAGACGCAGGCGGCCGAGGCTTCGGCTGCTGGTGATTTGATGGTTCGTTTTCGCGATGGGCAGGATCTCACGATCCTCAACGTCAGCGCGAAGGACGCTGACACGCTGTTTGGGCACTTGGCCAACATGCCCATGGACGGAATTTCGAACTGCTTTGCGGCCATTCGCCAGCCCGAGCGGTCCGTGGCCATCAACCTGGTTGATGTGTCCGCCGTCCGGTTTAAGCGCCGGGGTGCAGCATGACCCCCGCTCGCAATCACGGCTCGGCTCTGGATGCGCGCCGGCGGCGGGTCGAGGCAGAGGCCGAGGAGATCGCTCTGCGCGGGATGCATTATCGGCGCGGGGCTGGTGTGCCGGTGCATGACCATGCGCCCGACGATCTGGTGCGCATCCGTGGCGTTCCCGAGGCCGGGCTTGGCTGGGGCGAACCCGATCAGCGGCGGCCGGTGTCCTGGGCGGTGGTCTTTGTCTGGCTCGGCGTGGTGCTGCTTGTGATCCTGGGGATCGGGATCGGAGTGTTGCTCGGTCAGATCGACTGGGGCGCGGTGCTGGACCTGCTGTCGCCGACAGCCGTGCAGGCTCGCGAGGCGGGCTGGGTGGCGCTGTCGGAGCGGGCGGGAGTTCGGCCGTGACGATCCTGGACCCGCAGCTGATGGCCGAGCGCGCGCCTGCGCTGATCGAGGAGAACCTGCGCTTGCGGGATCTGGTTCGGCGCATGACCGAGCAGCTGGCGCATCTGGGAAATTCCGAATTGCTGGTCGAAGCCCGCAAGGTGCTTGCCGATCAGGTCTGAGATTGTCGGAGGGCTTCGGTCCTTCGTCGAGTTGGGTGTGCCTGGCTGCTTTCGTCGCACCCTTACTGGCTGGCCGCTCTGGCTTGAGCTTCCTCCCTCCCTCCCGTGTCCAGGGCGGCCAGCACCTTTCCTTTCACACCGTGCCCGGCGGTTCCGGGCTTTGCATAGGAGAAACGCATGAACCGCCTTTTGAAGTGGCTCCGCCACGATCACCTGCCGCCGCATCTGCAGGCGGTGGTGAAGCCCATCGACGCTCTGGCGCAGGAGATGGACGGCACGCTTGCCGAGGGTGCCGAGAAGACCGCCGGGATGCGCAAGCTGGTCGAGGCCAAGGATTGCTTCGTCCGCGCGCGGATCGAGCAGGACGAGGAGGCCTGAGGCATGGCCCGCCACGAGCTCAACTTCCTCGAATTCATCCAGGGCTTTCGCCGCGGCGAGCTGCTGGAGACCGGCGATCAGAAGCTGTCCGAGCTGATTGAGGCGATCCGCGAGACCGGCAACGGCGGCAGCCTGTCGATGAAGGTCAGCATCAAGGTGAACAAGGCCGGCCAGCTCGAAGTGGTGCCCGATATCACCATCAAGAAGCCGACGCGCAGCATGGGCACCGGCATCTATTTCGCGACCGACGATGGCCGGCTGACCCGGCGCGATCCCAACCAGATGGATTTCGAGGACGAGCTGGAGCGCCGCCGTTCCAGCGAATCCTGATCCACGCCTATCGCCAAAGGAGGCACCATGGCACAAGCACCCGGAACCCCGCCCTATGTCGTGTTCGAGGCCGAACCCCAGAAGGCTCTCGACGCGGCGATGGAAGCCGCACGCATCGCATCGCCGGTGATCGACGGCCCGGACGGCCGCACCTGGGCGGCCCTGCCCGAGCGCATCAAGCTGCATGACATCAGCGACCCCAATCGGCTGGCCTCGCGTGTGCGCCAGACGGTCACCGTCGATGATCGCGCGTCGCTCTCGGCCTATGCCAACCGCTACAAGTCCGGGCGGTCCATCATCATCGCGGACTTCGACGCGCTGACGATCTCGGCTCGGCTGGACTGGCATGAGCACAACCAGGGCGAAGCCTTCCCGGAACCGGGCCACAATGCCCATGCCGTGACGCTCGCCCTGCGGCCATCCGAGGAGTTTTCCCGCTGGGACGAGATGGAGGGCAAGATCCATCCGCAGGCGGATTTTGCGCGGTTCCTGGAAGAGAACAGCGTCGATGTCGGCACGCCCGAAGCCGCGACCATGATCGAGATCAGCCGGGATTTCGAGGCGACGGTGGGGCAGGTCTACAAATCCGCCGTGCGCCTGGACAATGGCGACCGCAAGCTTGTGTTCGAAAGCGATACCAAGGTTCAGGAGGGGGTGATCATCCCCGAGAAGTTCACTCTCTCGATCCCGATCTACAACGGCGAGGAGCCCGAGGAACTGACCTGCCTGTTCCGCTGGCGCGCGGCTGGTGGCGGTGGTGTCGGGTTGGGCTTCCAGTGGCATCGCGTCGAATACCAGCGCCGCGCGCACTTCACGCAGATCGCCACCGCGGCCAGCGAGGAGACCGGCCTGCCGGTCTATATGGGCCGGTTTTCCTGACCCTTCCGGTGTGTCGCCCCGCGCGGGCGGCCATCCAGAATGGTCAGCTGTCAGGAGGCACCGATTATGAACACGGCGCATCGCCTTGAGTTCTTTACCGACGCGGATGGCGAACCTTGGGCGTGCTTTGCCTGGGGCGACGTGCGGCCCGAAACGATCACGCGCGAGCGGATCCTCGAAGCGGCAGCATATTATGCCGACTACTCCGAGGACGATCTGCCCCTTGAGGATTTCGAGGTGACGCGCTTCTGGATCCGCAACAGCGGATCTTCGGCCGAATTCGACGAAATGTGGTGCCGCTGCCTGGCCGAGGATGATCGCGCGGTTCTGGTCACGGGGGTGCAATTCCAATGATCGGGACAGAACTTCTTCCCTGCCCGTTCTGCGGCGGGACCGCGAGCTACACCGGCGCGGCCGTCCGGTGCAACAACTTCGCGTGCAACACCATCATGACGCCACGGTGGACGAAGGATGTCGTCGGCTCGGCCAAGGGAGGCCCAGATGTGCGGTTTGCCCTGGCGAAGGCGGATTGCACGAGGCGGTGGAACCAGCGCGCTGAGCTGGCACCGGGGATCGCGGAGGCGGCGAAGGTGCTGCTGGATGCTTGCCCGAATCCGGTCTTCGACCACCTAAAGCCCGTCCTGATGGGCGAGGTGACGGAGACCATCGAATACACCGACGAGGACGGCGAGGAAGCGAGCTACAAGCGGTCGGTGTCCTGGACTGCAATGAAGCAGATCATCACGCTCGCCCTGCGCGCACTGTCGGAGGGCCGGGCATGACCGGCCCCATCGTATCTGTCGAGATCGGCCGCAGTACCTGGCAGGGGCCGGCCGAGGAGGCGCCGGGGCGCGAGGGGGAAAATGCGCGCCTAGCAACTCGCGAGGAACTCCTGGCCGGCGAAATCCTCGCCGAGCTTACCCGCGCCCGCGCGAAATTCCCCGGCAAGAACGTCACCTTCGCCGCTCTGGTCGAGGAGGTCGGCGAACTGGCGACGGCCACGTTTGAGGAAAGCGCGGACCGGGTGCGCAAGGAGGCCGTGCAGGTCGCGGTCATGGCAATGCGCATGGTCCTGGACGGCGATCACTGCTTTGAGCCGTGGCGGGCCGAGAAGGGGCTTGATCCGCTCGATCCGGAGTTGCGCGCGCAGGCGGAGGGCCGGGACCATGTCTGATCGCTGGATCAAGCAGCCCGGACCCGGCCAGATGCGCGGCGAAGGCGAATGGGTCGAATTCCTCGGCACCGACGCGGAATGGGAATGGCTGCGCGGCACGGGGTTTCCGCCGACCGCGGAGGGAGAGAAGCCGGAGGAATGCGAGGTGGGCGATGGCTGACGACGACTATTTCACCGTGCTGCCCACGTCCTGCACGATACCGACTCGCGGCGCCCTTGCGATCTACTGCGGCGACAAGCCGCGCCGCACGGCAGATGGCCGCACGTCCATTCCGCTGCGGGCACCGCTGCTGCTGATGCCGCAGGATATGTGGGCCGATCCCGAAGAGACGATGCTGAAGGTGGCCGACGTGTTGAACCGGCACGCCGCTGTGTTCTTCCCGTCCGCGGAAGAACGTCAGGCGGAACATGACCGGGCCGTTTTGGCGGGAGAGCGGTGATGGCTGACCGTCCCATCCTCTTTTCCGCCCCCATGGTCCGCGCCATCTTGCGCGAGATCGCGGCGCCCGGCACCGGCAAGACGCAGACGCGGCGTCTCCTCAATGTGGACCCTGCTTGGCATCTTGACCAGCGCCGCCGGGCGGCCGCCGAGGCCGGGCACTACTGGTTCACCGAGGATCTGGACATGCCGGGCGGCCTGCATGTCGTTCCGCGCTTCGCCCCCGGCGACCGCCTCTGGGTGCGCGAGGCATGGTGCCTTGATGCCCAGATGGATCATGTTGCACCCTCGAAATGCTCGCCCTATGAGCCGCGTGGGTATCCGGCGAATGACTGGATCATCGAGCCCGCCTGCATGATGATCCGTGCCGGAAAGTTACGCCCCGGCATCCACATGCCTCGCTGGGCCAGCCGCCTGACCCTGCACGTCACCGATGTGCGCGTGCAGCGGCTGCAGGACATCAGCGAGGACGATGCGCGGGCCGAGGGCATCGAGCGGCTGAAAAGTGGCAGGGGCTACTACGACCATACCGTCAGTAAGGGCGCGGTGCGGGCGGGCATTTGGCACCATAAGGCGACTGATGCATTCGAGGTTCTCTGGGACAGCCTGAACGCCGAGCGCGCGCCCTGGGCCAGCAACCCGTGGGTGGTCGCGGTGACCTTCCGGCCGGTGCTCACCAACATCGACAGCGAGGAGGGCCAGGCATAATGCCGATATATCCGCCCCGCCCTGATCCCTTCGAATGCGCCATCTGCGGCAAGCAGCGGCCGCTGCGCTGGCAAGACCCTGCGCAAACGGACTATCCGCCGATCTGCTGGGGATGCGAACAGCACTCCTATCGCACCGGCCCGATCAACCGGAACCCGGACATGCGGATCGTCAAGCAGATCGGCGCGCTAGCCGAGGTCATTGCCGACGAAGCCAATCGGAAAATCTATCAGGAGGCTCGCTATGGCTGAGCGGGACTATGTCAGCACGCCGGTCGCAGACAGCCTGGGACTGCGGGATATCATCCTCGGGCTTGCCGCCGACCTCCAGCAGCTGCGCGACGGCAAGATCAGTCCGAACGAGGCTCTCGCCCGCGCTGCGCTAGCAAAGCAGATGTTCAACGGCGTCCGGCTCTACATGCAGGCGGTGAAGACGATCGAGGCCGCCGCGCGCGATGTCAGCGCGCCGACGGCGATCGAAGGGGGCGGGGAATGACCTGCCAGCATCTGTTGATCGAAGAAGAGAGGAGGATGGCGTGATGGGCAAGCACCAGCACATTCAGCCAGCGACAGTGCCCGAGCGCGTCACCCTGGAGCCGCGCATTATCGCCTATGTCGGCTCCAGGACGCTTTGCGAGATGCTCGATATCAGCGAGAGCACGCTGTGGGAGTGGGTGCGCAAAGGCCACCTGCCCCGGCCTGTGAAGATCGGGGTTTCCTCGCGATGGAAATGGGCGGAAGTTGAGAAGCGGATCGCCCCCGAGGATCAGGGCGATGACGATCCGATCTTGAGGGCGAGCCGTGGCGGCTGAACTGAGGCTTGAAAAATACGTGCAGCGCAAGGTTCGCGCCGGCCGGGAGTTCTTCTATTTCAGGGTGGTGCGTAACGGCAAAGAGGAGCGGGCGCCGCTGCCGCACCCGTTCTCGGCCGAATACCGCGCCGCATATGACGATGCGCACCGCAAGGTGTTTGGTGCGGCACCTGGCGAGGCCGAAAGTCCGACAGGCATCGCCGCCATGATTCGCCAGCACCGGGACAGCGAGCGGTATAAGACGCTGCCCAGACAGTCCAAGGCGATGCGCGATTTGGCGCTGGCGCTGATGGAAGCGCGCTGGGGCAGCTTCGAGGCCGGGGCGATCCGGCCGATCCATGTGCAGGCGCTCTATGACAGCCTCGCGGATCGACCGGCCACGGCCAACCGTCGACTGGACGATATCAGCGCTGTTTTTGCATGGAGCAAGCCGCGCGGCTTTGTCGATGCCAACCCGTGCAGCGGGATCGATCGCGTGCAGAGCGAGGGGGCTTATGAGCCCTGGCCGGAGGATGCGCTGCAAACGCTGATCGGAAAGGGTAAGCGGGAGATCGTCAAGGTCGCCCTGGTCGCCATCTACACCGGCCAGCGGCGCGGCGACGTGGTGCTGCGCCTGAGCGACAGCCGGATTGACGGCGGGACCTGGTATCTCCAGCAGGGCAAGACCCGCAACGCTACGCCGATTCCGCTGCACCCGGTGGTGCTGTCGATCCTGGACATGGAGCGTGCCGGGCGCCGAAAGGCCGGCGTCGTGGATCCGCGCCGCCCGCTGCTGACCAACTCGCGCGGCCGGCCGTGGACGAGCAGCGGCTTCGGAGCTTCATGGCGAACCGAACTGATTCGCCTTAAGCTGAGACCGGATCGAAAGGACAAATATGAGGAGGGGGCGTTCGCACCGACCTTCCACGGCCTGCGGCACACGAACGCGACCCAGATCGCCAATGCCGTGGCCAGGAACCCCGAGGTGTTCGGCGGCATCCAGCGGGTGAAATCGATGCTGGGCCACCTGTCCGAGAAGATGGCGAAGCACTACGCGCGCCGGGCCGAGGTCGAGCATATGAACGCCGAAACCCTGCTGCTGATCCCCGAGATCGGCAGCACGCCGGCATGGATCGGGGAGCAGGATGAGGCGTGA